AGATAAGATGTACTCCGATCTCATTGAGGTGTCTGACAAACGTCAGGCATTCAAGGGTATTTCTGGCAAAGCGGGAAATACTCTTGGTTACGATCAGATCGATTTTTCCGGCTTCACAATCCCTGATCATTTTCCGGAATTGTTTTCGCTTTGAAACACTGGTACCTGTCATGCCTTCATCTGCGTAGATTCCTGCCAGCTTCCAGCCCGGTCTGCTTTCTATCATATCAGTATAGGATCTGACCTGATTCTCGAAGCTGGTTCTCTGCTCATCATTGTCAGTAGACACACGGCAGTATGCTGCAACTCTCAGCTCTTTCGCAGTATCCGGTTCTTCAGGATTCTGCGGCTCAAGAATGATCTTCTCAATATTCATAATTTGCCCCTTTCTGAATGGGATCAACTGAGTATTATCCCTCAGCGTTATCCTATTATTGCGTAAAACAGCCGATATATCAAGTCATTTCGCAATCATAAATCGGAGAATAATCCCGATGTTTCAGCAGGATAACTGGTCAATATACAGAAAAAAGCGGCCTCCTGTAATCAGAAAGCCGCATAATATTATTTATTTTTCCGCACTTCTTCAACAAGCTCCGGAAACTGTGATGGGTACCTCAGAAGATAAGCATCCCATAATTCTGCCTTGTGCCTTGGATCCTGTGAGTCCCGCAGCACACCGGAAGATAATGTTGTTACAATGCCGCATTTCCAGTGAATACTAACCGTTCTATCATCAATACCGCCTTTTTTCAGTTCAGAAGCCGTATGGCTGTGCAAACCGAAACTGATACTTTCTACCAGATCATCCAGCCACCAGTAATCCAGTTTACTGAATGCCGGGTATTTTTCTTTTACTTGCAGAAGCAGTTCTGCATTCTCTGCTCTGTCGGTATTTTTGCTATTTACGATACGCTTCACTTCTTTTAAATCGAGTGATTCATAAGCCTTCAGAATCGCTTTTTCCACCTCTTGTGACGGTATTGCGAATTCTCTGCACGCTCCTTCTCCTTCACAACAGAAATGAGCATAGCAGTTCTGGATCAACAGCTTTCTTTGGCGGAGAACATGACCGCAGTAAGGGCAGCGGAAGAATTCTGCATACGGATACTGCAAAGGTGCTGTTCTTTTTTTGAGTTCAAGAATTACATTGCACCGTTCAAACTGTTTCCTTGATATAATGGGCTCATGGTGATTTTTTATATATACACTTGGCAGTGCTCCGTTATTTCGGCGTGAACGATGGGTGATATAATCCTTTACATAGTATTTCTGAGCTATGATATCACCGGCATATTTCTCATTGGCTATCATGTAGTGGATCCTTGAAGGGTCCCAAACCTTATCTTTTCCGTCCGGTCTCGTATATCCTTTCTCAAAAAGAATCCTGGCTATTTCGGGTACAGATGTCCCGTGTTCATATAAATCAAAAATCAGTCTGACGGCCTCTGCCTCTCTTGGAACGATCTCTATATTATCGTTTGCTTCATTCTTTCGGTAACCGTAGCACCTTATCAAAAGCGGTTCACCGTTCTGAAGCCGTTTCCGTTTTCCCCATCTTACATTCTCCGAATGTGAATGGCTTTCTTCCTGGGCGAACGCTGCAAATACAGAAAGCAGTATTTCGGAAGAGATCATATCTGTATCGATTCCTTCTTTTTCGAGTATTAATCGGACTCCAAGATCTCTGAGCTTTTTGATACAATTCAGCGCATCAAGCGTATTACGCGCAAATCGGGACAGTGATTTACAGATCACGCAATCTATAAGGCCTTTTTCACAGTCTTCAAGCATTCTGAGGAACTCTTTACGTCTCGCCATCATTGTCGCAGAAGTTCCTCTGTCGGCGTAGATCCCTACAAACTCCCAGCCTGGCTCTGAAGAAATCTTTTCTGTGTATACCGCAACCTGTGTTTCGTAGCTGGTAAGCTGCTCTTCAGACTTTGAGGAAACACGACAATAAGCACATACACGTAGCTTCGGCTTTGTGGTTTCGGATATATCCTGATTGAGTATTCGCTTTATCTTTGTGCTTCCCACAATTTTACCTCCTTTTCAGCGATCTTTTGACCTTTTTCCATCAGATATTTTTCTTCAGCAGAGAATACTGATCTTCCACCTCCGATTGTCCCGTGTTTTATCAATTCCTGGACAATATCAAATAACTCGTGGCTTACGATGGCGGGATGATGCCCTTCAATAAGGATCTGATCGACAAAACCTTTATTCTTGACTCTCTTTTCCTTTCCGTTACTGTCAATGATTGTACATTCTTTATTGGAGAGGAAATCACCCACATAGTTCTCACTTCGCAGAAGCAAAGCGACAGTGGGCTTTGTCCATACTTTTTTGCTTCCTTCCTCTCTTTCCATACGATTCATTTCATCTCTGATCTCAGCGTATGTGTGGCAAGTAGCTGCCATGTAGAATGCCATTCTGACAACTTCGGCTTGATTTGGAACAATCACCCAGCCATGATTTTTACCGTCAGATGTGTAGCCATATCTTGGAGGAGACCATGTTTCTCCTCGTTCAAGGTGTTTCATTCTACTCCATGCCTGATTCTGTGATAAAGAAATGCTCTCTTCCTGCGCGATCGTTGCAAGTATACCGAGTATCAATTCGCCGGTCATGGTATCTGTATCAAGATTTTCCTTCTCAAATAACACACGAACCCCAAGCTCCTTGAGATGTCTGACAGTCTCAACACAGTCTGCCATGTTTCTTGCAAATCGAGATATGCTTTTCGTCAGGATAAGATCAATCTTGCCGTCTTCACAATCCTTTATCATTCGATTCAGCTCTGTGCGGTTGTACATCTTTCTGCCGCTCTTTCCGTGATCGCCGTACACTCCGACAAACTCCATTTCAGGATCGGAGCTTATCAGTCTTTCGTAATACTCGCACTGGACCTCAAAAGAGCCATCCTGAGTATCACTTGCAGTGCTGACACGGCAGTATGCACACGTTCGTTTTTTCTTGTTTTCCATGGATACCTCCTATCTGACCACCATCTTCTGCGGTCATCTTATATTGCCATAAAACAGCGTACATAGCAAGTCATTCTCGCATTTTTTTGAGATCACAGGCGGAATTATTCTACGTATTTCTTATGTAAACAGAGGGGGCGTTCCCTCTGTTTTAACGAATCACACCTTCTTCAGCGTGCCTTTATAGCTGTCCTTACCGATCTGCACAGTCACCGTAACACCGGTATCCGGCACATTGGGCACAGGAGTGGGAGTCTTCCCCCAGCCGTTCAGCCCCTTGCCCTTGATGACAGTCGGGAAATCCTTATAGCAGATATCCAGATCCACATTGCCGTTGATACCTGCAACCTTACCCTTCTCAGAATACTGCCAGATGCCGTAAGCACCGCTGTAGTTGGTCTTGTCCACCCAGTGCGCCAGCCAGATCGTGTACCACGACTTGATATCGTCAGCAGTGTGAGTAGTCAGAGAAGAAGCAGAGCCGTACAGCCCGACAAAATAACCGGCGCTCTCAACCTTTTTGAGAAACGCACGCATGATTGCAGAGACCTGTTCCTTGCCGAGGTCAAACTGCTTCTTTTCTTCAAGGTCAAAGTATACAGGCATCTCGAACTGCTTTCCCTTGATGACCGAGAGGAACACATCTGCTTCCAGTTCTGCCTCCTCCGGAGTCATGGCATAGGAGTACCAGTACGCACCGATGGGAATACCCGCCGCCTTTGCGCCTGCGTAGTTCTGCTCGAAACGCTCGTCCTTCTGCGACACCAGTCTGCCGTATCCTGCACGCAGGATAGCGAAATCAATACCATCAGCTTTGACCTTACCCCAATCGATATCGCCGTTGTGTACACTCACATCAATGCCCTTCATATCCTCACCCCCGAAATACTTGTAAAAATCATCGGTCACCGTGCTGTTGCCATGCACTTCATCGCCGTACCACTTGCCGTTGGGACGCACATCGACGTGCGTGTACTGATAAGCAGCGGTAATATTGGCAATGCCCCTGAACCCGATATCCTGTGCCTTGCAGCAGACCACCTTAGAGGAAATCGGCTGCCCGTCCTGCCCATAGCAGCAGATATCTGCGGCATTGCCGAGCGTATGCTGCCCGGTACCGCTGCCCTTCACTGCCTTATCGTGAGCGGAACATCTGAAGCCGGAAGTCACAATGATCTTACTGCAATTAAGGGCGGCATACAGATGTTCCAGCTTTTGCACCAGTTCATCAGACACACTGAACTCGTGCTCTTTTCCGCACTTACAGCGGAACTCTTTTGCGTTAAAATGCGGGGAAAGCTGTGTGGTATCCGAGTACTCATAATTCTTGTTCATTTTCTTTTCCTTTCTGCGTAAAATCGCTGATTACGGCTTGACAAAAACGGTATACTAATGCTATAATTAGAAAAAAAACGGAGGTGCATGAACAATGCCAAGAAAACCTGCAAGCCCCAAAACCGAAACTGCAAAGAAAACAACACGCAAGAAAAAAGCCGCTGTCGAAGCAGTCGCTGAGACCACTCCGATTACAGCAGCCGAAGTTGTAGAATCTGTTGCAGAAACAGCAGCCGTTGATGCACCTGCTGTCGAAGCCCCTGCCAAGAAGCGCGGCAGAAAGCCTGCGGCAAAGAAAGTCGAAGCTGTTGTTGAAACTGCTCCGGTCATCGCAGAGCCGATTGCCGAGACTGTCGCTGAAGTCCCTGTCGCTGAAACACCCGAAAAGAAAACACGCAAGCCCAGAGCGAAGAAGGCTGACAAGAAAGCAGAGCCTGTTCTTATCACCACACTTCAGCTTGGCGATGCGGAGTTTGACATCAGCGATATCGCAGCTAAGGCGTATAAGGCATACAAGTCCGCACATAAGCGCAAGGCTGTAACAGAATTCCGTGTTTATGTCAAGCCCGAAGAGGGAGTGGCATACTTCACTGTCAATGGTGAAGGTTCACCAGATTTCAAGATCAATCTATAATACACCATCTCCTTTGTAATGCAGTCGAGTGATCGGCTGCATTACTTTTTTCCGTCCTCCATATCATCGATCATTTCCTGAATCTCGTCATCAATATGCGATGCTCTCTTCTGAAGCACCTCGATAGCTTTCTTAATAGCAGGCGGATACGGGATTCCCATGAGACTGGTGTTTTCAATAATAGAAAGCAGTTCATTGACACAGAAGCCGATGCAGGTCGCGTCACGGATATATGTGGTCCCGATCATGATATCCATGCGGACAGCGACCACAACCATGAGCAGAATGCAGAATTTCTTTGCAAGCCCGACCCATCCGGCTTTGGAACTGAGTCTGCCAGTCTTGCTGTGCTTGCTTCTGCCCATAGATGCAGTGATTAGCCCGGTTGTGAAGTCGATCGCCATGAAAATGATGAGTGTTGCCAATGCTGAATCCCACCCTCCGAGCAGTGCCGCAAAAAAGCCGCCGATGACCCCGGCGGCTGTACAGATATTTTCTTTCATTTTATCATCCTCTCTCAAATTGTCGCGTCCACTACCTTCACGGAACGGATCATCGGACTGGTATTGTCGGTGATTGCTTTCCATGCAAGATAATAATCGCCGGAACTGATACCATTACATTCATGCAGGACATTGATATAGTTACCAACGGTACCGAGCCAGCCGAACGGAACAGAAACTGCCTGATTATTCTGGATAGCCTCGTAGATATATCTTGCAGTATCCGCCGGAGAAAGTGTATCATTGTTTTTCGGAACGAGCCACATCTCACCGATATCTGTAGCACCCGACTTATAGCTCATCATAATCTTGTTAGAAGAACTGATGTGAACAGGTTCCACACACATCGTAAAAATGGTCTGCCCCCAGTTAAAATCCGGCTGATTGTAGTAGATCGCATAGCCGTTTTCCTCACAGCAGAAATGCTGATACGATTCTGTGAAGCCGGAGAGACTGCGGTAGCCGTCATTGTAGAAGGTGTAGACCTTTTCACCGTAGTCATGGAGCGTGTCAATAGAAGCCCTGAACAGCGTGACATCCGGCTTTGTCTGCGGGATTTGAAGCACTTTCGGGACAAGGGTATTCAGTTTTTCTGTTTGTGAAGCCTGCACACCCATTGCCACAAGGTTCCTTGCAAGCTGGTCGCGCTGATTGTCCAGCTCAGTCAGATAATTTGCGATACTCATGCTGTCACCTCCACAATATTGGACAGTACC